TTGCTATAAAAAGAGGACCTTGTGGAAAATCAGTAAGAAATTTCCCTATACGAAGAGTATCAACAACAGAGGCATTAACAGCACCCACAATACCACCTCTAACTAAACCATCATCGAATCTAGTCATTCGAAGACGATTAAAGCCACTATCAACTGTGTTGATGTTGACTTGCTGATATGGCTGGCCACTATCACCTCCTCCTGGTCGATCTTTTCCGTACTTAAGTGATTTTAAGTCGGTTTTTAAGTCAAGTAGGGGCATAATATATTAATAACGTCCTTCAGTAGGTCCTAAATCTCTATAAGTGCGACCAGTTTTAGATTTGTATACTTGTGATACAACTCCACTAGTTTGTAAATTCGGTGCATTTACATCTAATTCATCTAATGTAGAAGGTAATGGTTTGTTTGGTAAATTACCTTTAATTAAACGCCAGTTTACATCTGGGTTGCCATCTACTGAATATAGTTGATGTAATGAGTTAGGTGGAATTGGGTTAACACCAAACTGTTGTGGTCTTTCACCTCTTAAGCTTAAGATGCTACTTGTTAATTTGTCTAATAATCCCATGGTTTATTGTTTAATATAAATATTTAATTGTTATGCTAGTTTATATGTACTTTGTACTAATGATGTACCAACTTGTTTACCATCAATATTAATGTTTACAGGACGGCTAGCTAAGTCTCTTACAGCAGTACGTACCTCGTTAATAGCATTTATCATTGGTGTTAAATCAGCACCACCCATACTTAAAGCACCTTTAGGGAACGACATAACGTCATCACCTTTAAATAGATTTGTACCAGCAATTACAGTATCATTGTTGTTTAATGCAACAGCACCTTGAGGTGTAATTAATGTGCGAGCACCATATCCAACCATATCATCAGCAAGTCCTGATGCTGCTCCAATTCCGGCACCTATAAAAAGACCTGGGAGTCCACCAACTGCAAGGCCGGCTAATGCGCCTAAAAATGTTTTTGCTGCTGTACTACCAAATGCTTCTTGAATTTGTGAAGATATCCAACCAACAGCATTAGCTACATTTCCAAGCATTTCTAACATTTGGCCTAAAGGACCTGCTACTATATTGCCTATTAAATCTTGTAATTTAGTAACAGCATTGTTAAATTTAGTCTGAGCGTCTTGACGTTGCTGTGCTTTTAATAATTCTTCTTCAGTTACTTGGGCTAATGATTTACCTGTTTCAAGAGCAATTTTTTGGTTTCTAAGTTGATTAGCAACTTCATCTGTAGTTAATCCAACAGCTTCAGCTAGTGCTTTCTGTTGTAGAACGTTCATCTTTTGGAAGTCTTCCAATGTACCAACGTTATTAACTAATTCTTGTGCTAATGTAACTTGATCACCTACTAAAGCAGCTGCTCTAGCTCTTTCTAAGTTTATTTGTTTGCCAGTTAATAATTCAGCTTTTAATTCACTTTCAATTGATGTTTCAAAATTAAGTAATGCTTCACCTGCTTTAGCTGTTTGTTCTAATGTTAAACCTAATGCTTTAGCTTGTGATACTGCTTTAACTATTTGTTCTGGGTTGTTTTGTAGATTAGCTGCTAATTGGCCTGATATTTTAGCTGCTTCTGCTATTGTAGCTTTAAATGGAATACCTACTTTTAAGCTATTTCTAGTTGCTGCAAACGCACCAACCATTTGTTTATTAACCTCAGAGGAGGCTTTTCCTGTTAATACAGATAATTTATAAATACCAGCGGCTGCATCTGCTTCTAAACCAAACTGTTTAGTAAGCATAATTTGAGTCTCCAAAGCATCAGCAGAATATTCAGCTACATATCCAGTTGCTGTTGCTAATTCATTCATTGCATCAGCAGCATTCTGGAGAGTGATATTTGCATTTGAAGAACTCTGAGCAAATAAGGCTAGTCTATTAGTTAAATCATTGGCTCTATCAGCACCATAACCTAAATTTTTTCCAATATCAGTAGATATTTTACTGAAGCGGAAACCAGCATCTACAATTGCTTTAAATACAAAAGCAATACGAGCCCCCCTTCCAAGAGACTCTGCTATACTGTCGTATTTTTTCTTAGCAACATCTGTTAGATTATTTTGCTTTTTCTTTTCTTCTGTAGTTTTCTTTTCAGTTTCAGCTACATTAGAAAGTATTCTTAAATACTCTAATAACTCATCATTTAATTGTTGTTGTAATAAATTATCTTGTATTTGGAGTGCTAACGAATCTTTTTGTTTTTTTAATTTAGCATTATAATTTTTAGCTAACTGTTTTTCAACTTCTAGTAATTGAGCTTGAAGTCTGTTTTGATCAAGACCTAATTTTCTATTTTCAGTTTGTGCCTTTCTAAGAGCAGCAGCTGTTTTTTTAGTAATATCTTCTCCATCGTCAAGACCTTTAACAATATCCTTAATAGACTCACTAGTTACTGCTAATTGTTTGTTTAAATTATTCTGAATTTGTTTAGAAATGTCATCTATGACACCATTCAGATTATCTAAATCTTCACTAAGTTTTTTAATTATATTTGGATCTACAGCCATAGTTTGATATTACGCGATATAAATATTGAAGGCGCCTATTTTTTAGGCACCTTCGCTGTGTATGTTGGTGTTATATTTGGTCATGATATTTCCTTATTTGGTTTATTTTTAAGCATATTTTGTTGCTTTTCCACTTCTTCCTTTTGCTTTTCATAATGCTCACGCATTGTTTCAAACGTAAATCGACGCAACCAAATAGGCATATTATACACGGTTTCCCAGTCGTATCCACCCTGTCCGTTAAATACTATTTCGTGTATTTGTTTAAATAGGAATAATCTATATTCCGGCGTCAGGCCAAAAAAAGTTAAGAGAAATAGGAACCGCTATACCCTCCCCTGTATAGTTTTCATCGTCCGGCTTAAAAGTTAGATCGATGTCTGGTTGTACTTTATTATAATAGTCACGTAGTGCTCTAGCATCTGGGGCTAGAAATGCATTGTCAATAAAATCACGAATTGATTTGATATCACGATCACCATTAATTGATGTGATCATGTATTTAAAACGAGTAGTAATATCAAATGAGCCGTTTGGATTTACTTTTTGTAAACCTTTAATTTCAGCTTCTATTTTTTTCTCATCACCGTGTGTTAACAATTTGAATGTTACTACATTACCTGATTTAGGTAGGGAGAATGATAATTCATTCACACCAGCATTAAATAAAGATTCATCTAGTTGTTTCTCGTTTAATTGAGATAAATCAACAGTTGCTTCTGCTTCTTGTCCTCTTTGATTTGAGTATTTAAAAGTATAATCTTTACCATAACCCAAAACACGAGCAGCAATTAATATTGCATTTTTATCACCAATTAAAATGTCATCATAGTTGATTGGTGTTATAATCAATGCTTGAAGTAATTTGTCAATTACTATGCCTTGGCGTATATAGTTGGCATTGGTAAGAATATCTTCTTCCTTTGCTGTCATATACTTCATTTCAATTTTTCCACTAGATAATGGGGATTCTTTCGGGTAAAGTAATCCTTTTGAAGGTAACGAAACTGTTTCTGTTGGGATCTTTAATTCGGCCATAAACTATTTTATTATTATATATATAAATATACGCAGAAAAAAAGTGTTTGCAAAAGAAGCAAACACTTAATCTTATAAATACGAATGATTTTTCTTTCATCGTTTGTAATAAATATAAAAAAAGGTGTCTGCTTTCGCAGACACCAGAAGAGAGAAATATGAAGGAGGAATTAGAAGTTCAATACGCAGTAATCCATAGCGATTGTTACTGATAAGTTGATTGCGGCTTCATTTGCCCAATCGTATTCACCAAAAGTTGCTGTTTTGCAATAAGCACCTTTGATAATCCACTCACCAACAACATCACCTACAGGACCTAAAATATCTAAAGTTAAATCTTTCTTATAGAAATCAGAGTAACCATCACGGCCAGTTACGGATTCGTGTGCTAAACGAGCCCATTCCATCACTGCTTGTGCACCTGATGGGGTTACAGGATCGTATAAACTTAAAGTCATATCATTCCATCTAACTTTACCTTTAACTTTGCGGTAAACGTTGATGTGATCTAAAATAATTTCACCAGCTTCGAATCCAGGTGCAGTTGCACTTTTAATCAAGTATGAAGGAATACCATCAATGTACATGATAAAGCGATTCTGAACTTTAGGTTCAAATGCTGTGAACATTATTTCGTTAGCGTCTAATACAGGCATTTTATATAATGTTTAAATTGCTATTAATAAATATTAGCAACTACATCCCTTTATGCAGGGAATGTAGCGCCAGTTGGTAATACATTGAAGTTCAATATGATGAATTCAGCTGTCTTAGTTGGTTGGATATAGATCTGACCTACTAATTGGTTTCTGTCGATTACATCAGGAGTATTGTTTGTTTCATCCATTACTACTTTGTAAGCATATAAACCTTGACGTTGTACTACTGATTCAAGATATGGATTTACTTGAGATAAGAAGCGGTTACGAGTAACGTTAGTATTTTGTTCGAATACTAAGTTATTTGCAACTTGGCCAATATAGTCTTTTAATGCAATCAACAAACGACGAACGTTTACACGATCAAGAGCTGTTGATTTCTTTTGTAATGTCTTTTGACCAAATACTACAACACCTTCTCCAGGGAATGTAGCTAATGGGTTAACATTTGCTATATATAAGTTATCACGATCGCTTTGAGATAATTTTCTTTCAGCACGTAATACTGAAGGAACACCACCACGGTTTAAACCTGCTGGAGCGAACCACTCAGCACCAACTTGGTCGTTGAATGCTAAAACACCACCCATTACAGTTGAAGGTGGAACCCATACAGCTTTACCTAAGCCACTTGAATATACTTGAACCCAAGGCCAATAAGCAGCAGCATAGTTACTGTTTTGTCCAGCAGCAGATGTTGCAGCTGTTGAAACCACCTGTCCATATAATGCAGTATCTACTATTGCAATAGCATCACCTCTGTTTTCACAAACAGAAATCATAGTTGATATTGCACTGCTACCGCTTAAGCTAACACCAGGTGCTAACAATACATTGTATCTGTATTCGTCTTTATTTGCTAATAAATTGAAAGCAGCGATATAAGAAGCTGAATCAAATCCTTGAATGTTATTTGGTGCAATTGATT